TTCGCAGCTGGCCTCCAGCATCGATGCTGACGTTGCTAACGCATACAAAGCTATCGGTAACACCGTTGGCACCCCAGGCACCACCCCATCGACTTCGCTCGTTCTGCTGCAAGCTCAGCAGAAGCTGAACGAAAACGCTGCTGTGATGTCGCCACGCTACGCAACTGTTAACCCAGCTGCTAACGCTGGTCTGGTTGAAGGCATGAAAGGTCTGTTTAACCCAACCGACACTATCAGCCGTCAGTTCAAGAACGGCATGATGGGCACCGGCGTGTTGGGCTTCGACGAAGTCAACATGTCTCAGTCGATCAAGCAGCACACCAACGGCGACTGGGGCACTGCCATCACCGTGACTTCGACTGTTACCACCGAAGGTCAGAACACCCTGCCAATCAGCTTCACTGGCTCGTCCAAGACATGGAATGTCGGCGACGTGTTCACCATCGCTGGCGTTAACGCTGTCAACCCACAAACCCGTGAGTCCACTGGTTCGCTGCAGCAGTTCACCGTGACCGCTGTTGCTACCGGTTCGTCGACTGCAACACTGACCATTTTCCCAGCTCTGTATTCGGCAAGCCAGGCTCTGGCTACCGTGACTTCGCTGCCAGCTTCTGGCGCCGTGGTCACCATGCTGGGTGCTGCTACTGGCCAGTACGCACAGAACCTCGTGTACCACAAAGATGCGATCACTTTCGCGACCGCTGACTTGCTGCTGCCACAAGGCGTTGACATGGCTTCCCGCCAAGTCCATAACGGCATCTCGATGCGCGTTGTTCGTCAGTACGACATCAACAACGACCGTCTGCCTTGCCGTATCGACGTTCTGTACGGCTACAGCACAATCCGTCCGCAAATGGCTTGCCGCCTCTGGGGCTAAGCACTGGTGGGGGCTTCGGCCCCCATTGACGACTCTATTTGAAAGGAAATTATCATGGCACTCCCTAATGGCGCTGGTGGCTACCAAGTTGGCGACGGTAATGTCGGCGAAGCTCAACTGTTTGTTCAGGGCGCACCAACTGCACTGACCGCAGCAGCAACTGCTACTGCAGCTCAGCTCGCAAATGGTCTGTTTACCTTTAACGGCACTGCTGGCAACCTAACTCTGCCAACCGTTGCTGATCTAGAGGCAAGCGTTTCTAGCGCAGCTAAAGTCAACGCAGCATTTGACTTTTATGTCATCAATATCGATGCAGGTACTGACGACGTGACAGTTGCTACTGCTACTGGCTGGACTCTGGTGGGCGCTATGGCAGTGACTGAAGGTACTTCAGGCCACTTCCGTGCTCGCAAGACCGGTGACGGTTCTTGGACGCTGTACCGCATCTCTTAATGCCGAGGGGGCTTCGGCCCCCTATTCTTTAAAGGAACCACCATGTCATCCAATACCAAACCGATCGGCGTGGCCTACGAAGATCAGAACATCATCGGGTCTGACTCGGTGATGTCTGGTGGCGAGTTGGGCTACACCGCAGAAGCAAGCGGCACCGTAACTCAAGCAACTAGCAAATCGACTGGCGTGACCTTAAACAAGTCTGCCGGTCAAATCACTATGAACGACGCCGCTTTGGCTAACGCCACAAACGTCTCGTTTACGTTGACTAACAGCACTATCACCGCTAAAGACATTGTGGTCTTGAGCGTTGCAGCTGGTGCGACTGCTGGTGCGTACAACTGCTGGATTTCTGGCAAATCTACCGGAAGCTGCACAATCACATTGCGCAACCTTTCCGGCGGTTCATTGTCTGAGGCGGTTGTCATTAACTTTGCAGTAATTCACGTACAGTAAAACCACGGGGCTTCGGCCCCGTCTACCCTATGCCTATTATTTATCTACAGCACCCCGTTCACGGCTTCAAAATCGCCAACATGGAAATGGAGGCTGAATTTGATGAACAAAACGGCTGGGAACGCTATAATCCCGACACGCCTTCGGCTCCCGAAGTAGCGGCGCCAGCTAACGCGCTGGATGTCAAACGTCGTCGTAGCCGCCCGCCTGTAGAGGTAGCAGCGGCAGAATAAGGAGCTTGAATGGCAACCGCCTTTGACCAGATTAAGGCAGCGCTTCGGCTGATTGGCCAACTGGCTGAAGGTGAAGAGCCATCACCGCAGGCTGCTCAAGATGCGCTAAACGCCATGAATCAGATGATTGATTCGTGGAATACCGAGCGTCTGGCTGTGTTTTGTACTGAAGATCAGGTGTTCAACTGGCCGCCTGATGAAATTACTCGCACCCTTGGCCCGACCGGCAACTTTGTCGGCAACCGTCCTATTCTGATTGACGACGCGACGTACTTCCGTGATCCGCAGACCAACGTGTCTTACGGCATCAAGCTAATCAACCAGCAGCAGTACGACGGCATTGCGGTTAAGACGGTTACCAGCACTTACCCGCAGGTCATGTTTGTGAACAACACGTTCCCAGACATCACCATGACCATCTACCCCAAGCCAACGCGCTTGCTGGAGTGGCACTTTGTGTCGGTAGAGCAGTTGACCAAACCGGCAACGCTTAACACCGTGTTGTCGTTCCCGCCTGGCTACCTGCGTGCGTTTAAGTACAACCTAGCAATGGAAATCGCCAACGAGTTTGGCGTTGAGCCCATGCCGCAGGTTACCCGGATTGCGATGACGTCTAAGCGCAACCTGAAGCGCATCAACAACCCAGACGACATCATGTCGATGCCGTACTCGTTGGTCGCTACTCGCCAGCGGTTTAACATTTACGCTGGTAACTACTAAGCCGTGAAGACGCCTATCCTCGGTCAAGCCTACGTGGCTCGCAGCCTTAACGCTGCAGCCGCGCGCATGGTCAACTTGTACCCAGAGATCACACCATCACCGGAAGGCAACGAGCCTGCGTACCTGAATCGGGCGCCTGGCTTGCGTAGACTTGCTACCGTTGGCACCGGTCCTATCCGTGGGCTGTGGGCGTATGGTGGGTACGGCTACGTGGTGTCTGGGTCGCGGTTGTACCGCGTTGACACCAACTGGACGGTCACTCAGATCGGCGGCGTATCGGGCACCGGTCCTGTATCGATGGTCGACAATGGCACGCAGCTCTTCATTGCGGCCAATCCAGACGGCTACATTTACGACGCCTCGACACAGGCGTACGCCGAGATCACCGACGTAGACTTTCCAGGCGCGGTGACGGTTGGCTATCTCGATGGCTACTTTGTCTTCCAAGAGCCTAACTCGCAAAAGTTTTGGACGTCTGAACTGTTGGATGGTACGCAGCTCGACCCGTTGAGTTTTGCCAGCGCCGAGGGTATGCCCGACAACTTAGTGTCGCTGTTTGTCGATCACCGCGAGGTGTGGCTGTTCGGCACCCAGTCGGTCGAGGTCTGGTACAACGCAGGCGACACGCCGTTTCCGTTGGCTCGTATCCAAGGTGCGGTCAATGAACTAGGCTGCGCGGCAACCTTTTCGGTTGCCAAGATGGACAACTCGCTGTTTTGGCTAGGGTCTGACGCCCGTGGCCAAGGCGTGGTGTTCCGCGCCCAAGGCTACACTGGTCAGCGCATCTCGACCCATGCGGTCGAGTACGCCATCCAGAGCTACGGCACAATTTCAGACGCAATCGCGTTTACTTATCAGCAAGACGGCCATGCTTTTTACGTGCTGAGCTTTCCGACCGCCCAGAAAACATGGGTGTTTGACGTAGCTACCGGCGCATGGCATGAGCGAGCAGGGTTTGCTAACGGTGACTTTATCCGCCACCGTGCTAACTGCCAGATGTTCTACAACAATCAAGTAGTGGTAGGCGACTTCCAGAACGGCAAGATTTACGCGTACGACTTGGACGTGTTTGCTGACGACAACCTGCCACAGAAATGGCTGCGGTCTTGGCGGGCGCTGCCAACCGGCCAGAACAACTTAAAGCGTACCGCCCAGCACGCGCTGCAGCTTGAGTGCGAGACAGGCGTTGGCCTTGCTACCGGCCAAGGTAATGACCCGCAAATCATCATGCGTTGGTCAGACGATGGCGGCCATACCTGGTCGAACGAACATTGGACGGGCATGGGTAAGATCGGCAACTACGGCTACCGTGCCTTTTGGCGGCGGCTTGGCATGACCGCCAAGCTGCGTGACCGCGTGTACGAGGTGTCCGGCACCGACCCCGTCAAGATCGCTATTATGGGTGCCGAACTCGCTTTGTCCGGCACCAATGCCTAACCCAGATAACGAGCCGCAACTACCCAAGAACCAGTCGTCCATTACTGACGATCGGACGGGGCTTGTTTCGCGTGACTGGTACCGGTTCTTCCTCAACCTTCTCAATAAAGTCAATACAAGTGTTGGTGGCACTGTCACGTCTGTTGACGTGTCGGGCGGCACTACGGGGCTGACGACTTCGGGCGGGCCGGTGACCACCTCCGGTACCATTACTCTAGCTGGCACCTTAGATGTTGATAACGGCGGCACAGGCGCCACTACGGCTGCAAGTGCGCGTACTAATTTAGACGTGCCCAGCACAACGGGGGCGGGCGCGACCGGCACTTGGAATATCGATATCTTAGGCAACTCAGGCACCGTGACTAACGGCGTCTACACCACCGGCAGTTACGCCGATCCAACCTGGATTACATCACTTGCAGGTAGCAAAATTACCGGCACGGTAGCAATTGCTAACGGCGGTACTGGGGCTACAACCGCAAACGCGGCGATGGCTAATTTGATGGGGTTTACCTCGACGGTTACTGCGGCGGGTATAACCACATTAACAAACACTAGCAATTACTACCAGTTGTTTACTGGTTCGACAACACAAACAGTCGTTCTTCCCGTTACTTCCACGCTTCAAACTGGGTGGACGTTTCATATTTGCAATAACTCAACTGGCACAGTAACCGTAAACAGTTCTGGTGGAAATTTAGTTATATCGGTGATCCCCGGCGTAACTGTTATGTGTACTTGTATTGGTACAACATTAACAACCGCCGCTGATTGGGAAGCGGGGTACACCGATTTTAGTACAAGAACTGGCACTAACGCCGTAGTTTTGCAAACTCAACCTGCAATTACAAGCCCAACTATAAATGGACAGCTAGATTTTGTTGGCACAACTATTAACAGTTCAAATTTTCATACAACGCAAACATCCGGCGTAATGACTATTGGCGGTACGTCCGGAACCGGAAGCATAACGCTTGGCCGTTCTACGGTAAGCCAACAAACTGATATTCAAGCAGGCGCGACTGCGTCAGGCTCTACCAAAACTATTAACTTTGGTACGTCCGGGCTATCTGGCTCAACAACAACAATTACCATAGGTTCCGCCGTTGCAGGCGCAACTAGCACCACCACGCTTAACGGGGTAGTGACATTAGCTAATGCTTTAGCCGTATCTAGCGGCGGTACAGGCGCTACTACGGCTGCGGCGGCAAGAACTAACTTAGGCGCGACTACTGTTGGCAGTAACTTCTTTACGCTAACAAACCCGTCAGCAATAACTTTTCCTCGGATTAACGCTGACAATACGGTTTCCGCGCTAGATGCGGCTACGTTCCGTACTGCGATCGGCGCAGGTACGGGCAGCGGAACTGTTACTAGCGTAACTGGCACTTCGCCGGTTGCTTCTAGCGGCGGCACCACACCGGCTATTAGTTTGTCGTCGGGCTACGGCGACACGCAGAACCCGTACGCATCTAAGACGGCTAACTTTTTCTTGGCCGCACCTAACGGTTCTGCAGGCGTGCCGACCTTCCGCGCTGTTGTTGCGGCGGACATCCCAACGCTTAATCAGAACACGACAGGGTCTGCCGCCACGCTGACCACAGGTAGAACTATCTCTATTACGGGCGATTTGGCGTACACCAGCCCTAGTTTTAATGGTTCTGCCAACGTAACCGCCGCTGGCACATTGGCTACTGTTAACGCTAACGTAGGCAGTTTTACCAATGCTTCGATTACAGTTAACGGTAAAGGCTTAATTACCGCTGCTTCTAGCGGCACCGCGCCGGTTACGTCGGTTACCGGCACCTCCCCCGTAGTGTCTAGCGGCGGCACGACGCCAGCCATTAGTTTGGCTTCTGGTTATGGCGACACGCAGAACCCGTACGCATCTAAGACGGCTAACTTTTTCTTAGCCGCCCCCAACGGTACGGCCGGTGTGCCGACTTTCCGTGCTATTGTTGCCGCAGACATTCCAACGCTGAACCAGAACACCACCGGCACCGCTGCTAACGTCACCGGCGTTGTGGCAATTGCTAACGGCGGCACGGGGCAAACAACCGCCAGCGCGGCCTTTAACGCCTTGTCGCCGGTCACTAGTACGGGCGACTTGATTATTGGCAACGGTGCGAATAGCTCTACCCGCCTGCCGATTGGCGCCAACAATTACGTGCTGACTTCGAACGGCACAACGGCAACCTGGGCAGCGCCGACCGGCGGCTCGGGCGCAACGATTACGAACGACACAACGACGTCAACGAACGTCTATCCGACCTTCGCTGCAGCTACGTCTGGCTCGCTGTCGACCATCTATACTAGCAACGCCAAATATCTGTACAAACCCAGCACAGGTGAATTAACATCGGAGCATTTCATAGCAGGCAACGGCATCTATGTTAACAACTTAACTATAGATGTCAGTTATACAATTGCTTCAGGTACGTCAGGTATGTCGGCAGGCCCGGTAACGGTAGCCAGCGGCACAACGGTGACGGTGGCAAGCGGCTCACGGTGGGTGGTGCTATGAACGCGGTTGAGATATTTAACCCCGACGGCACACAGCTTGCTACCCCGGAGTTGATGCGGCAAAAGGTTGTTGCGCTACAAGATGAGCTGTTGCAAGCGCCGCAAGCCGATATTGTAACAATGCACACGTTTTTGCCGGGTGTGTATGAGCGAAAAATTACTGTGCCGCCTTGGACTGTATTGACGGGCGCGGCGCACAAAACAGGTTACCGCGTGCGGTTGGAAAAAGGCACGATTGCGGTAAACCGCGAGACAGAAGTAGTTGTGTTGACGGCGCCAGTTGAGTTTGATGCAAAAGCAGGGGAACAGCGCGCAGGGCGCGTGTTTGATGATGAAGTTGTTTGGGTAGATATTTATGACAACCCAGATGATTGCCAAGACTTAGATGTACTTGAAGACCGTCTGTATGTAGTGCCTGAGTGTGGGCTAGGTGACGCCCGTAAACGACTGGCGCTTAAAAATGAAATTGAAAGCGTGAAGGAATTGTCATGGCCGGATGGACAGCAGCCGCAATCGTAGGGGGCGCCGTTGTAGGTGGTATAGCGTCAAATCAAGCCGCTAGAACACAAGCCCGCGCGGCAGACCGCTCAACCGCAGCGCAAGAACGAATGTTCAATCGTCAGGTTGAGCTGCAGGAGCCGTTCCGTCAGGCAGGCGTTAACGCGCTGCCTGAACTGGTGGAAGCATCTCGCTACACGCCGTTTGGCATGGAGCAGTTCCAAGAAGACCCAGGGTATGCGTTTCGCATGAAAGAAGGTCTGCGTGCGCTAGAGAACACGGCAGCAGCGCGAGGCGGTT